CAGAGCTACCTTCAACAGTATTACCGTCGGCATCAAGTACATAGTTGTAGTTATCGTCTTGAAGCATTGGCTCTGTTGGATTTGTAGTAAGCGAAGTTGGGTATATAATTCTACGCACGCCTGAACTATCTATATAACACACTTTAACGTAGTTAACGTAATCTTGAGGCATTGGCATAGATAATGATGGTCCTAGCTCAATCTCTTGCAACTTAACAGTTTTAAGTACATCATAACTAAATTCTTGTAAACCTCGTTTAGCGTGAAATATTACATCTGACTTAGCCACGTGATCTATTAACTTTCCATCACCTACGTATGCTATCATAAAATTATCTACAATGTCTTTAATAGAAGTATACTGATAATTACCAAAAGTATTATCTAGCAACTTAACCTCAACAACAACATCTTCATTTGTTTCAAGCAAGTTTTGCGCAGTACCTGAAAAAGTAATTGTAGCTCCAGATATAGTAAACTCAAAAGTTTCTGTATTATTTAAAAAAGCTCTTACTTGGTTAGTAGTAGGTAATGTTTCAAATGTTAATGTAAAAGAAAAAGCTGTTCCGTCTCCAATAAATGTTTGAGATCCATTGTAATAGTTTTCTTCTGTAACTGTTCCTAATAAACTCATATTATTGTTCTTGTTGTGTTATTGATTGCTCTTCTTGCTGCGTGGCTTGTATTACAAGCGGATCTTTTATTGTAACGCCAAAGTATTTAAGTATACCTAATATTAAGTCCGACTCATCTGAAGCGTGTAGTGTAAAATTAACGCTATCTGAACCACTATAAGTGTATATAGGCGTACCAAAACTTGAAGTGTCTACTGAAGAGTTCCAGCTAGGATCTGATGGTTTACTAATGTAGTATAAGTCAACACTAGTTATTGTACTAGGAAAAACATATATTAAATCTGCAGAATAATAATATACTGGAAAAGTAGTTGATGGTGCCGTTAGTTTTGAAGAAAATAAAAACGGTAATTTAGATTTATCTACACGCTCTATATCTGTAAATTCATTATTTACTTTTAAGCTTAAAGTAGCATATAAATCATTTCCAGGATAATCAGAAGAACTATCAAATCCAGGTAATTCAAAATAAGTATTTGTAGAGTCTATAGTTAGTGTTGTATTTTGACAAAACGGATCAAGCTTGTCCATGATTTTTCTAGGTATGTCACCTGCTCCTTGCGCGCCTCTTCCACCTGTTTGTTTAGCTACAGCTCTGTTGTATTCGTAAAACGCTCTATCAAGTAACTCTAGTTGTACAACTTTAGCTATTTTATTAAAGTTGTCTGGCGTCATATAGCCGCTACCTTTTTTGTTTAGTATAGATAATACTGTAGTATATACTTTATTTACGTCAATCGCCATATTTTTATTTTTATTATAGTAGTATAGCCACCATTATAGATGGCTACACCACTTATAATAGTTACGCTATTTTAGCTTTTTTTCTATTGATTTGAAAACTTCTACGCCTTCGTCTGTTTTTAAGAAAGCAGCAAAAGCAGAATATGGGTTTTCATCAAAAGGCACGGTCATTAATTTTTTGTCATTTGAACCCCATGCAAAAGTTCTTTGATCTTGTGATAATTTAATAACACCCATTCCCGCGGCTTTAATAGCCAAGTTTCTTAACTGAACATTATCATCATTTACTAAATCTAAAAACAACATTGGATTTTCTCTAGCAAACATATATAAATCTCTCTTAAGTTCTGATGAACTCATTTTATCTACTTCAGAACCTAATTCAACTCTAAGTATTGCTTCTGCTTGATCAACGTCAATTGACATAGCTGTGTTTAAAGCTTCCATTTCAACTTCAATACCTACTAAGTCGTCTTTAGCTACAGCAATATCATCTCTTTCGTCATATACATAACCTTTTTTAGGGTGATATAAACTTAATAGCTTCTGTAGAGCTTGATCTGATTTTTTAACATATAGTATTCCATCTTCAAAAATAATATGAGATAAAATAGCATTGCCATCTTGTTCATCTATAAAGCAAGATCTTTGATTACTTGCATATCTTATTTCTCTATTATAACCTTTTTCTTCGTCAAACCATAATAATGGTTTTCTAGGTGTTGATTTAGATGTTAACACATAACTTAAAGGATTTTTATTTCCTCTTAAGTAGTATTGCCTGTCTTTTATTTCCCAGCCTGGAATATTTTTTACTTCAATCTTTTTAGATTGTTTTTTTGTTTTTGTTTCCATGATATAATATAATTAAATAGTTTAAAAGTATGACAATAGCTTCTATATATAATTAGTAATAGGCTAATGTCACGTTAAATAAACCTAAGGGCGCCGTAAAGACGCCCGTAAGTTTAAATTTTAGTACAGCATTATGAGAATGCAGCACCGATTGCAATTGTTGAAACTGCACTAACTTCAGGTGTAATATATGATGTAGCTCCTGATAAGTCATCTGCAACAACAATAAAGTCAGCATCTGCTGATGCACCTTGAGGTGATGCAGCTTCACGAAAACCTTTGATTATCCCTTTCATAGCAGATTTGTGAGTGTTAACGGTTCCAAGAGTTAAAACAACTTTATCGCTGTTTGTAAAATCGGCTCCGTCAGTTACACCACCAGCAATTCTGATTTGAGGTATAAAAAACAATGTTAACGTGTCGTCTGCAGTTGGATGCATGCCAAGAAAGCTAGACAATGGGAAACAAGCTGATTGAGCTGAATCATCATCATCGGCAATAGTGGCCTGTGTTCTGAAATATAAGTATTTTTCCATTTCTGTTTAGTTTTTAAAGATTAATATTATGATTCTTTTAACATCACGAAGTTATTAGCTCCTTGAACTACTAAACATCTTTCAGATAAATAGTGTACTTCCATAATGTCTTCTCCTGTGTAAGAAGCAGATCCAACAGAACCAGTTACCCAAGACTTAAGTCTTCGGTCATCAGTTTCTGAGCTTCTGTATCTTACGTGCAAGAAAGGACGAGTCATGTTTTTACCTAATGACTGATCGTAGACAGTTGAAGTTCCAGCAGGAATTAAAACCCCTGATACATCTCCAAAACCACCACGAGCAGCAGCATCGTTTAAGTATTTCCAGTCAGACTTGTAGAAATCGTAAGATCCTCTACGGAAAGCAGAAAAACCTAAGTTTAACGCCATGTCAGCATCGTTGTTAAATACTCCATAAGAAGTACCATTTGCGTAGTTAGCGTTTAATCCAGCTACCATATCATCAAGAGTAAGAGCTAATTCACGGTTAACATATAACATGTTTTCTTCAATAGCACCTTGCTTATCAAGATTTTTCAACAAAGTATCAAAATCCGCAAGAGAAGCTAAATCTTCAAATACGTTACCACGAGTTTCTATAGCTTCAAAAAGACCTTCTGTACCAAAGTTTTCTCCAGCAATACCCATATCAGTATCTGCAGTAGAGCTTCCAGGTACACCTTTTTGAGCTTCAATCATAGTTGTTTCTAGGTAGTCTTCAAAACGCAAGCGAGTTTCACCAGCTGATTTTAAATACCAAGAATAACCAGATTGTCCAGCTTCGTCTGTAGTTTCAATCCAACCAATTTGAGCTGTATCAGATCCAGAAATTTTAAAGTAATCTTTAATAATAACTGGTCTGTTGTCAAATTTAGTAAAAGTTGGCTTAAGACCGTTAGACATAGTTCCAGATCCTTTAGCAAATTCAGAACCTACAACAAATACGTTAACACCATCAGCGTCAGAAAGATCAGCAGATAAAGTTGCAGTTTTGTAAGGTTTTACAGTAAATTGCTGAGCTGTTAAACTATCAGCTGTTCCAGATTTTTCAACTCTACAGTAATTAGTTTTTAATCCTGTAGAAGCATCTGTAACAATTACAGTAGCACCTACTCTTACGGAGTTTACGTAATCAGACCCTAAAGTAATAAGACCAGAAGAAACTGTTGTGATAACACAAGATTCGTTTCCAGACTTGTTTTTGTAGGCTAAATGTAATCTATTTTGCTCAGACCAAACTACTTGATCAGAACTCATAGGCATTTCAGCACCTACCATTTGTAAAAATCCTCCGATTGTACGGTTTCCGTAGCGCTCTACTTCTTGCTCATACAACTCTGGAAGATATTGTTGTGCCCAACCTTGATTAGCCGTGTTAGCTAAGTCAAAATAAGTATTGGCACTTACTATTTGAGAAGGTGATCCAGTTAAACTGTAGCTACCACCTAATCCTAAAGATGTGTTAAATCCCATTTTTTTTAGTTTTTAAGTTGTTTTTATTTTTTTCTAATTTTAAATTTCAACCTTGAACTATCTTCACCACCTAATACTTTAACTTTTATACCACCTGCGTCTACAACTGGTTTAATAGTTCTAGGACCCATGTCGATGTTTTTTGACTTGATAGCAGTATTCTTTATAGCATCAGCTTTACCTTGCTCGTAAAAATGCGATACAATTTTATCGATGTTTCTACCTGCGTATAAAGCTTTGTGATAACCTGCAGCGTCTTTCATCATATCGTTTTCGTCGAGGAACTCCCTCACGAAGTTAGATATGTCGCTTTGGTAATCCTTAATAGCAGTAGCATCTTTTACATTGTACCTATATTTTTTGTCTCCAACTTTAAAATCAAAACCTTTGAAATTTTCATTGAAAACATTATTGGTACTTTGCTCAAATTGCTTGTACTGCTTCTGCTGGACTTCACTAGCGGCAGATTGTTTCTGGTTGTACTCGTTATAAAAGTTAATAGCATCTTGCTGGTCTTTAGACAACTTAGAACCCAACTTGACTTCCTTGTAGTATTCGTCTTTCATTCCATTAAGAAACTTCTTAGCTTTCGCAACTTCTTCTTTCAAAGCCAACTTCTTTTTTCTAATATCGCGCTGTTCATCTAAATCTTCGTCAAATGAAAAGTTATCTTCAATTAAAAAATCAATCTCGCTATTATCTAAGTGAGACTTGGTTGACTTGTAATATTCTTTTAATAATGTGTTATTATCTACATCAGAGTAATCAGCATTTAGCCTTACATACTCTTCAATAGTACCACCTGTATCTTCCATAAACTTTACCAAACTTTCAATGTTCTCTGGTAGTTTTACTTCTGGCTGAGGTGTAATTTTTTCTTTAGCAACTTCTTGAGTTACTTCAGTAGCGGGTTGTTCTGGTTTGTCGGTTACTTCTTGTAAGACTTTTTCGCTGACTTTTTCTTCGCCGCTTTCTTCTTGCTTGATTTCTTCACCGATTTCTTCTTGCTGTGTCCGTACATTTTCTTCTTCGTTTTTATTTTGAAACTTTTTTAGTTTTCCTAGGTCTAATTTAATAGTACCATCTTCTTTAACTTCTTTATATGAAGTATCTTCTTGAGGTGTTTCTTCTACAGCTTTAGTTTCTTGAACTGCTTCTTCTACTACCTCTTTTATAGGTTGTGTTTGTTCTGACATGATAAAATATTATATAATTGTTTGTTTATTTTCAACGCGGCTCAAACTGTTCAAATCCAAATCCACCTAAACTATCTTGTCCTGAGGACTCAAAGCTTTTTGGCGGTGCGTTGTTTTTTCTTTGATCTATAAGCTCACTCTGTTGTGATGCTTGTATTTTAGTTCTTTCGTCTTTACGATCTTCTTTGAACTTATCTTTTTCTCTTACAACAGCAAGTTGTGCTTCTTGTAATTGTTTATTAATTTCAAACTCGTATTGCATTAGCTCTTTTTTAATTTGAGCTTCTCTTTCCATTTTAGCTATTTCAAGCTGCGACTTCATTTGCTCTAATTGAGCCTTTGATTCTGTAAGCGCTTGTTGCTTTTGCATATCTGCTTGTGCAGCAGCTTGTGCAGCTTGAGCGTTTGCTTGACTTTGAGCTTGAATGTTTTGTTGTTGTTGCTGTTGATCTTGATCTTGTTTCTTTTTTCTACGAACTTTAAGTAACTGATTAGCTAGCTTAATATTACGTACTTCTCTAATGTCAATAGCATCTTCTAAATATACTTGACCAGACTGTAAAGCTACTTGAATATTATTTTCTAGTTTAGCTTTTTCTTCTTCATCTGGTGCAAGCTCTAGAAATATACCAAAATCATGCAAGTC